CTTTTAGTGCATCACCTAAAAACTTATCAGCGGTGCGCTCTGAATAAGTTAATTCCTCGCGTGTGACAATAAAGCCACCGGCGCGTGATTCTTTCTTTGTATCTACATTGGCATCCACTTTGGCGGCTAGATCAGCGGCCTTTTGGTTGCGTAGTTCAATATCTGACATCTGCTCAATTCTTTCATCCAACTTTTTGATTTCAAGGTTGAGTGCCTCTACATTGGCAAGCTCTACCTCTGTCAGATCGCGTACCTCATCGGCGGCGCGGTCTAGGGTTGATTGGATGAGAGCAGTCTTTGATTCACGCTTCTCTCTTAGAGAAGCTAAAAATGCATTAGACATATTTCTCCTATAAATTAGTTTTTGATGAGAAGGTGTGACACGCTTGCAAAAGGGTCAGGTGTTCTACGCTTTTATTATATCTCTTTTGCAAGTGTTTGTAATATTAACAATGCTGTGTTGTATCTAGGTTTTTCATCCTCTTCATAATCCCGGTTTTGGTTTGCAATATTCTCTGACCAGGATTTACCGGCATCCCCACCCCACAAAGCCCAAGCAATTCTGCCATTGCTAGGGTAGCCATCCTCACCTGGACTAAAACCATCAGCCTTTTTATCTACTTCATGCCGGGCAAAAAAAGATACCATGCGATTGACTGTGACAAGCGGTAGATTTTTACCGGTAACAATATCTCTTGCCCTGGCAATGCCAATTCCTGTACCACCTCTACCAAACTCTCTACGCCAATCTAAACCTCTTTGTGCCTCTGTTTTCATTGCGGCTGTTGGAGTAAATCCCTCAGCTCTTGACTCTTCTTCTCCAGCCGCTTCCTCAGACATAACAGCCCACCTGTTGCAATAATAATCTGCCTTGACATTAGCATCCCATAGATCACAATAACCCTCTGCAAAAAAGTAACAGTTACCGCAATTGCGCCCCTCTGGTACATCCTCACTGGATGCCGGTCTGTAATTAGAGGGCAACTCTCTAGTCCCATATTCTGCAATGTTGATTGCAGTCAATTGATCTTGAGCCTGCGTTTTTGTTTTATGGCAACCCAACAATTCATTGTTTAAGTCTTTGACTACTGCAAAGCCTTCACAATCCGGGTGGTCATTTTTTATGCTGTATGGCATTCAAAATCTTCTTTGCTTCATCAGCTCTAGGTGTCATCAATGGTGCGCCCTCACGCACACCTTCAATTGCGGCCATGTCGCCATACGCGCCAAAGGTAACAAGTGAGACCTCTGCGAGATGTGCCTTGATGCGCTCCATAACACCATCTGATCTTTTGCGGTTTTTAATAGGCATGAAGCCAATTGACAATTGATCCAGTGCGCCATCTTTGACAAGCTCTAAAGCCTCATCACCCTCTCTTGTTTTTGAGATCCTAAACTCTGCGTAGAGTCCATCATCTGTCTCTTTTAGTAGCGTGGCTCTGCCCAAGACATTATTTTCACCATGACCGCGTAATAATTTTACTCTGTGAGGTGCGCGGATTACATCCGCAAAAACACCTTTTCTAAAAATCTCAGTCAATGTGCTACTTATTCTTTGTTCTTTTTCATAAGGCACTGCCATGCCATAGATGGTGCGCCCATCACCACCGGCAAGGCGTAACTCAAACTCAACTGTGTATCTGCGGTTTTCTATTTCATTCTTCATATCCAGGCACCTCTACTTGGCTCTGTGTTGTGTCTATTTCAACATCATTTTGATCTTCTTCATAATCCATACCTTCAAGGTTTTCTTTATCTCTAACTTCATCAACAGTCAAGAAGCCATTTGTTAAAGCCACCTGGTAAGCGTTGTACCTATTAAGAGTATCTGTTTTTAACAATGACTCATATTTAAACTTTGCAGTTTGACCACGCACTAATAAATCTGAGAAGGCGGCTTCAATGCGCTCTGCAATTGGTTGGATTGACCACTTGATGAGCTGTAAGTTTTCTTCTTCAACATTTGAGTAAGTGCGGCTCGCGTTTGGTGCGCCAAGATAATATGGTGGCAGACCAAGAATGTTTGCCGCCTCTGTTAGTCCAGCGGTTTGTGCCTCAACCAACTGACTCTCAGCCGCGTTACTACTTAACACTTCAAAATCTGTAGATGCATTCATAACTACCGGTGCCCTATTGCGTGATGAGTACATTGACATCCAGGCTGTTTTAAGTGCCTCTGCCTCTTCTGATGACAAATCAGGGTTTTGTGATTTAATCACCGCGGTAGGATTTACACCACCATCAAAATATTTTGCGGCATATTCACTTATTGCAATCTCTTTACCTAGAGCTTGTTTTGCAATTGCTAAGATGCCTCTACCAACTAAGTCTCCAGGCAATGTAAAGTTTTTTATATGTAAGATTTGTGACCTGTCATAAGTATCACTGTCAATTTTATAGATGATGCGGCCTTTGTCTCTGCTAACTTGTACGCGATCTGCCGCAACCGGGTAAATGCTATCTGGCAAACCATTAGCCCCCGGCTCACCTAATACTGCTAAATAATTGCCATGCATAATTAAACTTGCCGCCATTGCGGAGATGGTTTCCATTCTTGTCTCTGCAGCGTTTGGCCTAAGAAGTATTGTTGGTGTTGGTAAAACTTGTCTGTCATTGCGATATGCGCAAAACTCTAACGCTCCCACTGCATCTGCAATTAAAGATACACCGCGGAAAATTGCAGGTATGCCAAGTGCAGTTCTATCATCAACATAGGCACCTGCCCAATTGCCCTCAAAGAATCTACCAACCCGACCTAGTGAATCAACATAACCTTGGGATGTATAAACTGTCCCTGACTGTATTTGTCTCTTCAAAAGTTTGCCAAGCATTATCTACCTCTAATTTCTAAAGCAATGCCAAAAGTAATTAAGAATGCGCCGCACAATGTTACTCCTAAAATTAGATTTACAGATGCGACACCTGCAACTAATAGACCTGCACCGATTACTTGCAAAATTGATGGTAAGTATTTCATTAGTACATCTTACTCCTTGCCACCGGCTTCTCATCAGTCTTGGTGACTACTCCATAGCGTGCCAGTGTTGCCGCTACTAAGGGCGTGATGTTTGTTGTACTTGATCTGTTCCATGCCCAAGAATCTCCAAGAGGTCTCTTTGTTGATCCTATAATTGCCGCCCTTAAGTTTGGGTCATCAATGTGACAAACTGTTTTGGCTTGGACTGCATCATAAAAAGACCCACAGGCTCTTGCATAATCGCGGAGGTGTATTGCCATTACACCCACCTCTTGTTTTTGTAACTCTAGTATTAGTGAAGCGGCTGGAGATCCGGTATCTATTACCACCTTTGTTTTATATTTTTTGCATAACTCAACAAGCTTGGGCAATACCCAAGATGTACCTTCTTTGCATTCAATTAACTCAATGGGTGTATAATCACGCGTCAATCCGGAGACTGCTATAGATGCCTTGTCCCTCTCTCGCGATATATCCACACCAAAGACCACTTGGTCACCCAAGACAATATCTGTCCTTGCCAGGGAATCCCACAGCTCTGTATTGATGACCTGCACTGCATCTTTAGCCGGCCAAACATTGAGCCATTCTTTTGTAAATATCTCCGGGCTGTTGGTTTGAGCCGCTTCTTTGACAGCCTCTAATAAGACACCCTTCTCTTCATGCAATGATGGAATAGCCTCATACCAGACCTGCTCATCCATATAGTCAAAGTCATCAGATAGTGGAGACCATTCAAACCATGCAAGCTTGTTTTTTGGATCTGCTATCTCTCTATGACCAAGTTCGCGGTAATGTGCAAGTAACTCAGATTGTCCCGGTCTGCCGGCATTAGACATAATCCAGAGCTGACCATTGCGCTTTGTAGCCAAGGTAGGTTGTAGGTTTGCAATTAAAGATAGTGGATGTGTGAGTGCCTCATCAATAACCATAAGATTTAAACTTAAGCCGCGTGCGCCTTTGTCATTAGGTGTGACTATCCCATAGGTAGAGCCATTGCGCATGTAGATCTTCTCATTGCCATTTGTCTTAGATACTCTTGCAATTCTTTTACTAAACCTTGGCGACATCATAAAACTTAGTAAATGCTCTTCCCACTTAACCTTTGCCATGTTGCGGTCTTGAGCTGTATATGCAACATGTCTTTTAGGTTGCAGTAACTCAAAAGCAATTCTGGTCTCTATAAGTTTTGACTTGCCGGATTGCCGGCTAACTTGAGCCGCTACTGTCCGGTACTTATACATGCCATCTTTATTTTTTTCTAAACCCACATCAGATACATATTGTTGCCAGGCAAAAAGATTGAAGCCCAAGATTTGTGCGACTGTAGCCATCTTCTCACCATCTGTTGCCCAATCATCATCTCTAGCTGATGCCCACCTGGGTGGACACTTAGTTAAAAATGTCATCTTGCTCCGGTAGGCCACAAAAGTCCCAGATCTCTCTAAGCTCTCTTGAGATAGAGGGAATGGTGTGAGTATTTTCCCCGGTTTTTTCTATGTAGTCCCAGGCGCGTGAGAGACCTAATAACATCTCTTTTTTTACCCAATCAATATCTTTGCGACCTTTGAGCGCACTCAACATTGCCGCAGTATGCACGCCATGTAGTTTTGATTTACCACTTACGACTGTTTTTGATGGCTTTTCTTTTTTTGTTGCCATAGATCGCCCCCCTAGAGTAGTTGCAATGTGCGCATGCCGGTCTTAGACTACCCACCCACAGCTCTGGAGCAGGGAAGGTATCTATAGGTGGATCATGGTCAATAGTGGTTGCTTGAGCCTTTTTACAATAAAAACACTTTGGCAAAGTTGCCAATATAAGTTGGCGCATTCTTTTGTAGTTTGCTCCATACTTCCTTGTTTTTATATTCTTCATAACAATTCTGTTATATTTTCTGGCAAAAAAAACCTAGTTGCGGGGAGAGAGATTT